AGTCGCCTACAACCCGAATCTGCCGATTCCCACCGTGATGGCCCAATCCATTCAGGCCTCGGACAACGGCCCCGAAGTGGCTTACCACTTAGGTGCAAACCCCCGCGAAGCTGAACGGATCTCTCGACTATCGCCTATCTTGCAAGCCAAAGAGATTGGTAGGATTGAGGCTCAATTAGCCGCAAACCCACCGGTCAAAAAGACATCAAACGCACCAGCGCCGATTTCACCTGTATCAGCCCGTACGACCGGTTCGCCGTCATACGATACGACTGATCCACGCTCTATCAAGTCAATGTCCACCTCCGAGTGGATTGAGGCAGAGAGAGCGAGGCAGGTAAAGAAGCACGAAGCGCGCCTCCGCTAACTTATTTTAGGAATTATCATGGCAAACAGTATTCTCACAATTGACATGATCACACGCAAATCTCTCGAAATCCTCGAGAACAACCTTGTGATCAGTCGCAACGTCAATCGTCAGTATGACGATTCTTTCGCCGTTGAAGGCGCAAAAATTGGTTCAACCCTGCGTATCCGTCTACCTGACCGCGCACTGGTGACCGACGGTGCCGCCTTGCAAGTGCAAGACGACAACGAGCAATACACAACTTTGACTGTTTCAAGTCAAAAGCACATTGGCGTGAACTTCACCTCTGCTGAACTCACCATGCAATTGGATGACTTTGCAGAACGTGTTCTCAAGCCTCGCGTGAGCCAATTGGCATCAAGCGTTGACGCTGACGTTGCAACTGCCTACAAAGGCATTTACAACTCGGTGGGCACACCAGGCACAACTCCTGCAACCTCATTGGTTCTGCTCCAAGCACAGCAAAAACTTAACGAATTTGCTACCCCAATGAACCCACGTTATGCGACTGTTAACCCAGCCGCCAACGCCGGTTTGGTCGAGGGCTTGAAAGGTCTGTTTAACCCAACCGGTACTATCAGCCGTCAGTTCAAGAACGGTATGATGGGCGAAGGCGTATTGGGCTTAGACGAGATCAATATGTCGCAGTCGATTGTTCAGCACACCACAGGTGTTACACCAACTGCTCCAATCGTGGCTACCACGGTGACAGCACAAGGCGCAACGTCTTTGGCAATTAGCTTTACAAGCGGCTCACCTACGTTCAAGATTGGCGACGTGTTTACCATTGCCAATGTGTTTGCGGTTAACCCACAGACCCGCCAGACTACTGGTTCGCTGCAACAGTTTGTTGTGACTGCTGACGTAACTGTTTCGTCAACAACCACTGCAACCCTGACTGTCAGCCCTGCCATGTACACCTCGACTAACGCCTTGGCGACCATTAACGCGTTCCCCGCCGCTAATGCCGTGTTGACGTTCTTAGGTGGTTCAGCCACAGCGTACCCTCAAAACTTGATCTATCACAAAGATGCAATTTCGCTTGCAACTGCCGATTTGATCTTGCCAACGGGTGTGGATATGGCTTCACGCCAAGTCCATAACGGCATTTCGCTGCGTATCGTGCGCCAGTACGATATCAACAACGACCGCCTGCCTTGCCGTATCGATGTCTTGTACGGTTTTGCAGCCATCCGTCCTGTCACAGCCGTGCGACTCTGGGGCTAAACAAATGGGGGCTTATGCCCCCGTTTCTAATTCTTTTTAAGGAAATCTATCATGGCACTCCCTAATGGCGCAGGTGGCTATCAATTTGGTGATGGCAACGAGTCAGAAATCAACATGGTCACGCAAGTGACTCCTACAGCTAAGACAGCCGCAGCCACTCTGACTGCTGCTGAATTGGCAACCGGCATTATCACTTACACGGGCGCAGCCGTTGCTTTGACAATGCCTTTGGGCACCGAGCTTGACACAGCGTTCCCAAGCATGAAAGTCAATAGCTGTTTTGACTTTTACGTTATCAACCTCGGTGGCACAAACGCTGCTACGGTCACGGCTAACACCGGCGTGACTTTGGTTGGTGCTGCTGCTGTTGCTGCTAACGTATCGTCTAATTGGCGTGTTCGCAAGACCGCTGATGCAACCTATGTTGCTTACCGCGTCGCAGGTTAACGCAAAGAGGGGTGGGCAACCCCCACTCCTCGCCTTGAGGTAATTATGCAGATTTATCTTAAGCACCCACAACACGGGCGTAAGGTCGCAATTTCCGATTTGGAAGCCGATGAAGACGTCAGAAATGGTTGGACAAGGTATACTTTAGACGCGCCAGCCCAAGAGGTAGCGCCTGTGAATGAGCTAAAACGTCGTAAGCGAGCCGAATAATGCAACAGTTCTTCGATGTAGTTCAGACCCGTTCAGGCGCTGCTATTGCCGGTGTTTCGGTAACAGTCTATAACTCCTCGGGGGGCGCAGCTACGCTCTACAGCGATAACGGTGTCACGCCAAAAGCAAACCCCGTCACAACTAATGCTGACGGCGAGTATTTTTTCTACGCCGCCAATGATACATATAGCTTGGGGTTTAGTTCGCCAGCGTATGTTAGCGAAACACGCACAGGAATTGTACTTTTTGACCCTGCGCAGTCTACAGCCTCAAGCAATGTCAGTTACAACGAAGGCGGCACAGGGGCGGTAACCCGCACGGTGCAAGCCAAATTACAAGAGTCTGTTAGCGTCAAAGACTTTGGTGCGGTGGGCAACGGCGTAACAAATGATACTGTGGCTGTACAAGCAGCTTTAGATAGTGGTTCTGGCGCGGTATTTTTTCCCGCTGGTACATACCTTGTTTCTCCAATTAACATTCCCGCAAACAGCGTTATTAAAACAGATGGGTTTTCGACAATATTTAAACGTAACACTTCATCTACAAACGGTCTTCGCACGTTAAATGTTACGGGCAGCAACGTAATAATTGAATCGTTTTCTGGAATTGGAGATATTGCTACAGGCACGGGCGAACAAAACCATCTTTTATATGTTGTCGGCAATGCAACAAATGGAGCAATCAACAACGTAACGATTGGGGATATCCAAGCGTCTAATGTTCGCGGTGATGCGTTGTATCTTGGCGCAAATACTGGCTATCCTTTAACAAATGTTCGCGTAGGTTTAATCAACGGCACTAACATTTTACGAAACGTCATATCAATTGTTGGTTGTGATGGTCTTGAAATTGACGGTGTTACAGGTACAAATGTTGGATTGTTCACTTTTGATATTGAACCGGAATCCACTAACACCCCCGTTAATAATGTTCAAGTCGGATACATTAAAGGTAAATCTGTTGCGTGCATTTCTGCAAGTACTACAAACTATGCAGACAAAATTCAATTTAGAAGTGTTGATGTTGACCCAACTGTTTACGGTGTAAATTCAACTCCCGCATACTCAAGCGGAGGCGAACAATCAAGTGGTTTAATTATTCGCAATACAAAATCTATATCGTTAGATAGTTTTGTTGCAAAAAATTATAAATCTATGGCAATTGACGTTGTATATAACGTTAGTGAAATTGGCTGCGAAGATTTGCATATTGGGTATTGCAATTTAACAAATTGTTCTACGACTGAAGCAACGTATTTAGCGTACATTCAAACCCAAAATATTTTACGTTTTACTTGTAATAATTTTGTTGTAGACGCATCAGCAACAACTTCAAATAGAAGAATTTTTTTGTATGGTGCAAATATTGTGCTTGATACAGTCAATGCAACGCTTGCATCTGGTGTTTCATTTAGTACTTATGCTACTCGGCTTGACATTTCATCTGGCGTTGTATCAAGTGGAATTTTTATTATTGGAGCAGTAACAGGTTCTATTCGTAATGTGGCATTTAATGGAGTATCTCTTGCTACTTTTTGTTCTCCGTTGCTTTTTGAAAATGTTACAGCAACTTGTTCAAGCAACGTATTTAATTCAAGCTATGATATTCACCAAATAATTAACAGCACATTAAACACAGATTATTTTGCTAACGGCGGTACTAGCACAGACGCAACAACAAATTATTTACGCGCTCAACGGTTTGGTTCTTATCGTTTATGGGTTAGTTCAGACGGTAAACTTCGTATTAAAAGCAGCGCGCCAACAAGTGACACGGATGGTACTGTGGTTGGTACACAAACTTAACCGTTAAAAAGTTTTAAGGTAATACGATGACAATTCTAGCCGGTACAGTCAGGACTTACACAGCGGGAGATCAGATCAACGGTGCTTTGCGCTTGATTGGTCAACTCGCTGAAGCCGAAGAGCCGTCTGCTGCGACCGCTCAAGATGCGTTGGCGTCTATGAATCAAATGATTGACTCATGGTCAACCGAGCGCTTGTCTATCTTTACAACGCTTGAACAGGTCTTCATGTGGCCCCCTGGCGCACTTAGCCGTACGCTTGGCCCGTCCGGTGATTTTATCGGGCAGCGCCCTATCTTGATGGATGACGCCACTTACTTTATTGATCCATCCAATGGCATTTCGTTTGGTATTAAGCTAATCAATCAGCAACAGTACGACGGTATCGCAGTTAAGACGGTCACAAGTACCTATCCACAAGTGATGTGGATCAACACTAATTACCCCAACGTCGATCTGCACGTCTACCCTGTACCAACCAAGGTGCTTGAATGGCACTTTGTAAGCGTTGACCCGTTAACTGTACCTGCGCTACTCTCGACCACTTTGGCGTTCCCACAGGGCTATCTGAGGGCGTTTAAGTACAATCTAGCGTGTGAGATTGCCGCTGACTTTGGTGTTGAGCCAAGCCCTCAAGTGTCACGCATCGCCATGTACTCAAAACGTAACCTGAAACGCATCAACAACCCCGACGATATTATGTCCCTGCCGTATTCGATTGTGGCGACGCGCCAACGGTATAATATTTTCGCTGGAAATTTTTAAGGTTTATGCATATTCACTATGTTTACCTTTAACAAAACCTTTCACGCCTTTGACAGACCGCAAAAGCCCTTTGCTTTTGTATTTGTCAATTGCGTGCTTAATGTTTTGCTGATGGGTAACAAGTTCAAGATTCTCAAGTCGGTTATCTTGGCGGTTAAGGTTAATATGATTAATTTCAATACCTTTAGGTATACAACCGTTAAACGCTTCCCACAAAACGCGATGGATAGGACGATGCTTATATTTCCCATCTTTGCTCGGCGTAAAATAGACGTAAAAATCAGTACCAATTTTTGTCTTAACGGGACGCGAGTTAACGTCGCCAACCCAAGTTTTTCCATGCTTAATGGCAAACACAGTTTGGATAGTAGTCATACCTATAATCGCTGCGGCTTTGAGAGTAGCGCCGTTATCCAACGCCAATCTAATATGCTCAACAGAAATAGCACTAAGGCGTTTGCCTCTTGCTATTCGTCGTACATTTCCAAGCTGGCTAATTTCGTACAGACCTTCGTAATCAAGTACAGCTTTCCATATTTCCATAGCAAACCCCTATTTAACTTAAATAGGAGTGTAGCATGAAGTCGCCTATATTGGGCAGCGCCTATGTCACTCGCAGCATCAACGCAGCCGACAACAGAATGATCAATATGTATCCTGAGATCATTGCCGAGGGCGGCAAGGAGCCTGCGTTCCTGAACCGTGCGCCAGGGCTAAATCTGCTTACAACCGTGGGCACAGGCCCCGTGCGGGGCTTGTGGACGTTTGACAACAATATGTACGTCGTGTCGGGCAACACGCTCTACAAGCTAGACCTTCAGTACAACATCACAACGCTTGGCGTGGTAGCCAACGATGGCCCCGTGTCGATGACCGATGACGGCATTCACCTGATGGTGGCGTGCAATGGGCCGAGCTTTGTCTACAACGCTGACACCAACGTCTTTGGTCAGATTACTGATCCTGACTTCCCTGGTGCTTTAACCGTGTCTTACCTTGGCGGCTACTTTGTGTTCATCGAACCCAATAGCCAACGCGTGTGGACGTCTACCCTGCTTGACCCACTCAGTATCGACCCACTCGACTTCGCAAGCGCAGAGGGCGATCCTGACCATCTAGTGTCATCCATTACCGACCACTCCGAGGTTTGGCTATTCGGTGGTAACTCGGTCGAGGTTTGGTACAACTCCGCAGCAGGCGGTGCAGGGTTTCCACTCTCACGCATTCAAGGTGCGTTTAATGAGATTGGGTGCGCTGCAACCTTCTCGGTTGCCAAGCTAGATAATGGTTTGTTTTGGCTCGGCGCAGACGACCGTGGGCGAGGCATTGTCTACCGTTCACAAGGCTACACCGGTGTGAGGATTAGTACCCACGCTATTGAATGGCAGATTCAACAGTACGGTGACATCTCGGATGCCATTGCGTACACTTATCAGCAAGACGGTCATGCGTTCTACGTCCTGACTTTTCCGACCGCCCAAGCGACTTGGGTGTTTGATGTTGCGGCTCAAGCGTGGCATGAACGGGCAAGTTTTAATAACGACAGTTTTAGTCGTCATCGCAGCAATTGCCAAATGTTTTTTAACAGCGAAGTCATCGTAGGTGACTTTCAAAACGGCAATTTGTATGCGTTTGATTTAGAAGTGTATTCAGATGGCCCGCGCACTCAAAAGTGGTTGCGTTCATGGCGCGCGCTGCCCACGGGCGCCAACACGCTCAAGCGCACCGCGCAGCATTCGCTGCAACTGGATTGCGAAACCGGCGTAGGCTTGCCAGGCGTGATTGAAGTGCCAGGTCGAGTGTATCTAAGCCCCATGATTGTGTCCGGCTCGGTCGGAATTGTTGATCAAATCGAAATCATTAACCAAGTAAACAATTTTGTGCAGCCACAAGTCATGTCC